AATACCAAAACGAACAAAAACAAAAAAAGTTTAATAGCAAACCAGATAAAATAGTAGAAGATTTAAAAAGAGAATTTGATATAAGAAGTTGTGTAGGAATAGACAAATACAAAACAACACTACAAGACAACAAGCACGATGATTTTTTGCAGCACCTAAAAGAAGAATTAATGGATGCAGCTTTATACATACAAAAACTACAAAGCAAATGAATTACAACACAATACCAACAATATTAGAAACACCAGAACAAGTAAGTGATTTACTTATTACTTTAACTGGCATAGATATATACAAACAAACAAGGCAAACTGAATACGTTGAGCATCGTGCTTTGCTTTGTCATATATTAAGAAACAAACTTGATATGAGGTGGGTAAGTATATCAGACTTTATAAAATCAAAAGGTAAATCATTTGACCACGCAACGGCAATACACGCAAACAAAATGTATCCATTGTACAAAAAAGATAGATTTGATTATTACGATAAACTTGAAAGTAACTTTATAGTTAAATCACAAATAGAGTACAGCCAGATTTCAAAGTTAGAAGTAATACAAAAAAAGTATGAAACATTAGAAAAAGATTATTTCAAAGCAATAGAAAAACTAAACCAATTTGATGGTGGTTATACTAAAAACGAAAAAAAGTACAGAACATTAGAAGAAGAACAAAGAACAATGTATGATGAAAGAGCAGCTTTAGTATTAAAGTCTTTTGAATGGAAGCAAAACAATAGTGAGTATGAAATAATAAACTGTGCAACGTGATTAAAAAAGAATGGCTATTTATGCAAACACCAAAAGAAAAAGCATACCAGTTAGTAAAAGCATTTTATGTAGAAACAACAACAAGCACACAAGCAAAGAAATGTGCTAAACTACATATAAGTATTATACTTGAAAACGAAATACTAAAACCATCTAACAATATAGAATACTATCAAGAAGTGCTAAACGAAATAGAAAAGCTATGAGCAAGAAACTAATACAAAAGCTACAACAACTATTAGACAAATTACCAAAGGGTAAAGAAAGAAAAGCAATAAGAGAAAGACTGTTAAAATTAAAGTTAGGAAATAAATAAATTAAATACGTTATATATATATGGAACTAATAAAGATAAGTAAGGTAAAACCAAATGAAAGCAATCCAAGATTTATAAAAGACAATAAGTTTAAAAAGCTTGTAAAGTCAATTAAAGAGTTTCCAGAGATGCTAAAGCTGCGTCCTATTGTAGTAAATAAAGATATGGTAGTGCTTGGTGGTAATATGAGGTTAAAGGCTTGTAAAGAGGCTGGGTTAAAAGAAGTGTATATTTTAAAAGCTGATGAACTTACAGATGAACAACAACAAGAGTTTATTGTAAAAGACAATGTAGGGTTTGGTGAATGGGATTGGGATATACTCGCAAATGAATGGGATATAAAACAATTAGAAGAATGGGGGTTAGATGGTTTTCCTTTTGAGGATGAAGTTTTAGAAGCTGAAGAAGATGATTACCAAGAGCCAGAAGATTTAAAGGTTGATGTTGTTTTAGGAGATTTAATAGAGATAGGTGAGCATCGTTTACTTTGTGGAGATAGCACAGATGCAGACCAAGTGGCAAAGCTAATGAATGGAGAAAAGGCAGATATGGTTTTTACAGACCCTCCCTATGGCGTAAGTTATAAATCAAACCATAGAAAAAATAATTCAAAAGTACAATTTGATGTGTTAGAAAATGACGATAAATTTCTTGATTTTTTACCTAATTTAATTTTATTTTCAAAACAAATTTCAGCTTGGTTTATTTGGACCTCACATCAAGTATATCCAATATGGAGAGAAATGTATAAAGATTATTATTCAAATACAATAATTTGGAATAAGGGCAAAATGAGTATGGGTGATTTAAGTAGTTATGGCAATAATTATGAAATGGCTTTATTTTGTTCACAAGGTAAACCTAAATTAAAAGGAGAGAGAAAAAAAGCAATATGGGAAATAAATGTTGAAGCAGGTTCAGAATATAAACACCCTACACAAAAGCCTGTTACTCTTGCTGCATTTGCAATACCAGATTTTATAAATGAAAATGATTTAGTAATGGATTTATTTCTTGGCTCTGGCTCAACAATGGTAGCAGCACACCAACTTAAAAGAAAATGTTATGGAATGGAACTTGACCCTAAATATTGCCAAGTAATAATAGATAGAATGCGTAAATTAGATACATCATTAAAAATTAAAATAAATGGAAAAGGATATTAGAAGAATGGGAATGGTTGAAAGGTTTAAATATATAAACGAACAAAAACGAAAAAGGTTTAACCCAACTTCAGAAGAAAAAGAAGCACAAAAGAAAAAAAATAATGAACAAAGATAGACACATAAAAAAGGAAAGCCTATTAAAAGCATTGGAACAAAGTTTAGGAGTTGTTACAGTAGCTTGTAAGAAAGCAGATATACCAAGAAGCACTTACTATAAGTGGCTTAAAGAAGATGAAGCATTTGCCATTGAGGTAAGGGATATTGAAAACGTAGCTTTAGACTTTGCAGAAAGCCAACTACACAAACAAATATCTGCCAACTCAACAGCAGCAACAATATTCTACTTAAAGACAAAAGGTAAGAAAAGGGGTTATATTGAACGTCAAGAAATAACTGGTGCAGATGGAATGCCAACTAATTTTCAAATAGAGATAATTGATAAAACCGAAGATACAGACTAATATTGTCTATAAGCATTTAGCCAACACAGATAAAAAGATTGTAGTTGAACAAGGTGGTACACGTTCTGGTAAAACATACAATATACTTCTATGGGTTATATTTAATTATTGTGCAAACAACAATGACAAGATAATAACTATATGCCGTAAATCATTTCCAAGTTTAAGAGCAACGGTAATGCGTGACTTTATGGCTATACTTCAAAAGTATAAATGTTATAGTGAGCAATACCACAACAAGTCTAATTCAGAATATCACCTATTTGGTAACCTTGTTGAATTTATTTCTTTAGACCAGCCACAAAAGATAAGAGGTAGGAAAAGGGATTTGCTATTTGTTAATGAGGGTAACGAACTTTACTTTGAAGATATGCAGCAGTTGTTGTTTAGAACACAAGATAGGGTTATACTTGATTTTAACCCATCAGATGAATACCATTGGATATATGATAAACTAATACCAAGAGATGATTGTGTGTTTTATAAAACCACTTACCTTGATAACCCTTTTATTGAAGCATCAATTAGAAAGGAAATAGAAAGGTTAAGAGATACAGATGAGCAATATTGGCAGATATATGGGTTGGGTGAACGTGCAGCCAGTAGAAGCACTATATTTAAATATGTTGAGGTAAACCAAATACCACAAGGAGCAGAATTAATTGCATACGGTATGGATTTTGGGTACACGAATGACCCTACAACTTTTGTTGCTGTTTATAGTCAAGGGCATAATCTATACATACAAGAGCACTTGTACAGAACGCAAATGACTACAAGTGATATAAATAACTTCCTTAAAGAGTTAAACCTAACAAGCAAACCAATCTATGCGGATAGTGCTGAACCAAGATTAATATCAGAACTACGTGCAATGGGTAACAACATATTTCCAAGCATAAAAGGTAAGGATAGTGTGAATGCTGGTATTGACTTACTAAAGAGATACAAGATACATATACTGGCAACCTCAACAAATGCCATAAGTGAGTTTAGAAACTACAAGTGGAAAGAAGATAAAAGTGGTATGCTTATAAACACACCAGAAGATAAAAACAACCATATTATTGACCCGTGTCGTTATGCAACTTATTCTATATTAAGCCGCCCAAACTTTGGTAAATATGCTTTACACTAAAAAAAGTTATTAAATTATTTGTTGGTATGTTATTTATTTGTATATTGCAATATATTAACTAACAAAACAGATATGAAAACACCATTAGAAAACGCATACGACAAATTAAGAGTATTAGACATAGAGTATAACTCTGAACTACTAACCATTATGAGTAACCTGGCATCAGAAGCATTTAGTGTAGGTTATAACAAAGCGGTTAAAAACACACAAGAGGTTTACAAAAAAGTCTACGAACTATAAAACAAAAGAATATGTATAGTAATTGTTGTGGTGCAGAAGCATCTTATTTAAGTGATGAAATATGTGGTGATTGTTTAGAACACGCAGTATTTAACGAAATAGAAGAATAATGAAAAAATTAATAAACAGATTTTTAGTAAAGAAAAGCATCAGACCATACAAGGTTGTACCTTTATCAACTGGTGTAATTGTAGAACATTACCGTAATGGTAAATTAAAAACAGAATATTATGAATTGGTATGAAACCCCAGATTACCCAGAGTATGAATGCACAGAATGTGGTGCAGATATAGACAAGCCAGGAGTTTGTTCTGGCATTTGCCACGAAGCAAGTATGATTTAGTTAAGTTAGTTAGTTTTGTTTAAAAGGTGCATCAGAAATGGTGTACCTTTTTTTATTATATTTACCTTACTATAAAAAACCATTTTAAAAACGTTATATAAATATGAAAGTTGAGTTAATCATTCCAAGTAACCTATCAGAAATATCTTTAAAGCAATATCAGAAGTTTCTAAAAATACAAGAAACCAATGATGATAGTTATTTCTTACAATGTAAAATGATAGAAATATTTTGTAACCTGGATGCAAAAAGTGCAAGGTTATTAAAACTAACAGATGCAGATAGAATTGTTGAGATTATCAATAATATGTTTGAAGATAAACCAAGTTTAATAAGAACATTTAAAATAGGTG